GAATGTCAGCCATGGTTCGCCAGCCTCTCGCGCACGATCATCTTGTAGTTCATGCCCTCGGAGGTGGCGTCGATGACGTCCATCTCCTTGCCACGGAAGATGACCTTGTCCTCGCCCTGGTAGTCGATCTGCCTGATGTAGACGACGTGCATCTCGCGAAGGCCGACCTCCGGGACGGTGTCGTTGCCCGTGATGCGGACCTCCGACGAGCGGAGCTGCGCCATCGTCATCGTGCCGATCATCCCGGCGTTGCAGTAGACGGTCCTCGCGACCCTCTCGCCCTCGTGCTGGCCGCCCTCCTCGTCCTGATAGGCCTCGGGGGCTGACAGCAGCGTTATCTCCTCGTTCCACCTCATTCGGCACACTCGTTCATCGAGCTGTTCATGAGGGCGGTGAGCGTGGTCGTGTACCTGCTGTCCCAGATCTGGAACTCAGTCGCGTCATCGTGGCCGTAGTTGGCCTTGACGAACATGACGATGAGGTACCTGGCGAGCGGGTTCATCTTGGACTCGTCCATCTCGCCGTCGGATATGCCGAGCGACGACTCACGGACGCCGACGCGGCGCATCTCGGCCACGGCGGCGTCTATGAGCATCTGGATCTCGTCGTCGGTCATGGTGGAGACCACTCGCTCCGCGCTGCGGCAGAGTTCGAGGAGGGTCTTCTGTTCCATGGCCTACCCTTCGATGAGCTTGACGATGTCGGACTTCTTCGCACCTGCGGGGATCTTGACGCCGCGCTCCTTGGCGATGGCGCGAAGCTCGGTCACCTTGAGGGCGTTGAGGTCCTGCTTCGGTTCCTCCGGCTTGGGTTCCTCGTCGGCCTTCGGCTCCTCCGACGCGTCGAACTTGACGTAGCCGGGAAGCTTCGAGCTGATCTCCTCGGCGCGCTCAAGCGTCGCCTGGAACTTCGTGCGGGGGCCGCGGCAGGTCTTCTCGTCGTTGTCCCAGAAGGTCTTGATGACGGTTACCGTTACCACGGCTAATCACCCCCGAAGATGTCGTCGAGGTCGGCGTCGGACAGCTCGCCGCGGTTCGACTCCATGTAGGCCTCTACCGCTGGCTCCACGATCGCCTTGCCGTCCGAGGACTGGAGGAGCGCCGTGACGGCCGCGCGGATCTCCGCGGCGTCGGAGCCACCCTGAGCGAGCAGGGCCTCCAGCTGGTCGAGCAGGTCGGCGGTGGTGGGGCGACCCTTCCTTGGCGTGCCACCGAGGTTCCTTATCGCGTCGCCGATGTTGTCTGCGTTGGTCTGGCGCGTCATGACGCCTCCTTACGCGTTGGCACCCTTGACGAGGAAGACCCAGCCGTAGCGGTTGGACACGCGGCCGTCGCAGGCGACGAGGAGCTTGGTCTTGTGGGCGTTGTTCTCGTGGTCATCCCACGTGACGATGCTCATCGGCATGCCAGGCTGGGTGTTCATGGTGTAGTTCTTCAGGTTGCCGAAGATGCCGAAGACGTCGCCGACCTCTGCGCGGTCGTAGCTCGGCAGGATGGTGTTCGGGGTGAGGGCCACGGGGCCGACGCCGCGAAGGGACAGGGCCTGCGAGTCGCCAGCGACGGGGTTCATCAGCGAGATGGGGCGGTTGTTGTCGTCGTGCAGGACGTCGACGTGGTTGCCCCACGTGCCGCGGGACAGCAGCATGGTGCCGTTGCCCTGGTACATCGGGTTGAACTCGTCCTTGTACAGGATCGTGGACCAGAACTTCCAGTCGTCGATCATGCCGTCGTTGACCTCGATGAACAGCGCGGTGCCCTGACCGGCGCCGGCCTCGATGGTGCCGTCGGCCTTGACGACCCACTTGCCCTTGCCGTCCGTGCCGATCAGGCGCTCGTCCTTGAGGATGCCGCGCGGCTGCATGTTGCCAGTGCCGCGGACGATGACCTCGTCCATAGCCATGGCGTAGCCGTCGGCGAGCTCCTCGGCCAGCAGGCCCTTGAAGTCGTCGGCCATGAGGGCCTCGGCGAGGAAGGTGCGGCTGTGGCGGCACTCAAGCATGTTCCACGCCCAGTGGAACACGGTCGGGTCCTCGTCGCCCTGATAGAGGGAGACGATCTTGTCGTTGGAGCCGAGCCACTCGAACTCAAGGTGGAGGTCGGCCTCACGCTGGCCGTACTGGCCCTTCTCGTGGACGTGGTTGATGAGGTTGAACAGGACGGCCTTCTCGCGCAGCTCGCGCACGAAGCCTGCGTTCAGGCTGTACGGGATGGCGATGGTGGAGGTGTCCTGGTTCGCGAAGGTCGGGTCCTCAATGTTGGTGAAGGTGCCTGGGATGTCGACAGCCTGCGTGGCGCGCTCCTGCATGACCTTGCGGGTGACGTCCTCGGGGAGCTGGCGGCTGCGGGTGAGCAGCGCCTTGGCGAGGGCGGTGCGGTACTCCTTGGAGTCCGTGTAGTGCTCGGAGGCCTCGCGGGCGCGGACCTCGATGTGCGGCTCGGCCTTGGGCATCGCGCGCTCCTCGGCGATGACCTTGCCGGCGCCGTTCACGACGGCCTCGACCTTGGAGTTGAAGAGCTGGTTGGCGCGGCTGCGGCGCTGCGCGTCGGCCTCGATGAGGTCGGCCTCGGCGAACAGCATCTCGTCAGTGACGCCCTCGGGAAGCTCCTCGGCGTTCATCAGGTCCATGATGACCTGCTTGCGGGCCACGAACGCGTCGTGGTCCAGAGCGCGATACTGCGCTGCGGTGAAAGACTCAAACATGAGTCCCCCCTTCTAACGGTATGTGACCGGACTTCGGCTCGGGCACTCCGCCCTTGCCAGTCGCACGCAACGCCAACTCCTGTCGTTGATGCCGCGCTCAGATCACTCCGTCTGAGGGGACCGTGCTTTTATGCAGAAGGGGCATCCGCCCCTGGTTGCCTAGATGGTTGCGAGCCTCATGGCACGCATGCGACGCTGACGGCGCTTGAACGTCTCATCGACGATCGCGCGTTCCTTGACGTCATCGTCGTCATCGTCTGGATCGTTGTCTGTATCGTCGTCAGGGTCGTCGTCAGGGTCGTCATCCCTCGGGTCGTCCTTGCGGTACTGGATGTCGAGGATCTCGGCAACGCGCTGTGCGATGCTCTCGACGTCGGGCTCGAACTCGACAGCCTCGCCAACGATGAGCGTGCCGTCAGTGATGTCCTCGGACTCGGCAGAGCGAGTCTCGGGTTCGTCGGACTTCAGGTCGGCCTTCTTGGACTTCGACTCCATGACGGCGTCATAGAGCGACCTCGCGCTGATCTCAGTGTTTGGATTGGCGGCGAAGCCAGCGATCGGGGACACGTCGTAGAGCTTGCTGATCTTGGTGATGCGGGTATGGATGACTCCATCGTCATCCTCGTCCCACTCCCAACCGTCGTCGGCGATGGTGAACCCGAATGACATCGTGTCGATGAGGCCGTTCGTGATTGCCTCGTAGAGGTCCTCGCGACCCTGTTTCGACCCGCTGAGATCGGCCACGCAATGACCGCCATGGTCATCGACATCAATCTTCAGCGAGCCGTTGCGGTTCCGGGCGTACACAAATCCGCTGTGATTCAGCTGTACCACAACGTCGGACATGTCGCATTCGTCGAAGGCGCTCGGGTCGATCTCCTCGTAGTAGTCATCAAATAGGAGATACGGCTGTCGGAACGTACAAAAGTAGCCGCGTACCTGATATGACTGCTTTTGGTCGTCGGAGGACTCTCGAACCTCCGGCTGGAAGCTACCGACAGCGAAGTTCCTGTACTGTCGCTCAGCTGGGCGGTAAGGCATCATGCCCTCCTTCGTCTAATAAAAAAGCCCCTCTAGGGGCTGACTTCTAGGCTGCTTTCTCGGCGTATCGCCATATGAAGCCGTAAGCTTGTTTGTATTTCCCTCGTGCGCAACTTCCAATGTTTGACGCAGCGAATCCAGTCTTCTCTTGGGCATCCTTGAGACTCTCGTAATGTCCAACTAGGTTGCCATCTAGGTCATATTGGTCTACTGGGCAACGTTTAATCTTGTCACTGTTGTACCTTGCCTCGCTAATACGACGCTTCGTCTCGCTGTTTCTTTTGCGACCCCTGTGAAAGCTTCCAATCCTCTTCGCTGCTTCTTGAGTGTGGTGCTTGCCATACATGGGGTTTCCTTCCCCAGTACGCTCCTCGCTAAGCTTTGTACGATTCTCTTCTGACATGGGTTTGGCTTTGATTCTTCCAGACGCGTAGCCCTCCTTGAGGGTTTCACTAATCTGTCTTCTTTCTTCTTCAGTCCTCGGACGGCCAATGTTAAGTTGCCTAAGTTTTTCAATCTCCTCTGGCGTCATCTTCCTTCCGAGCGT